CCACCAGAATCAGGACCCAACTCTCAAGGGTTGGAAAACCTTAAATATTATGTTACAAATACATAGGAGTATAAATGGCAGACATAGATAAAGGACTCCCTAGTAACACGCGAACAAAAATTGATGTCCCTACGCAAGAGGATATTGAGGAAGTTAGTGTTCAAGAGGAGGAAGTAGAAAAAGGACCCGTAGAGGTCACAGCAGAAGAAGATGGCGGCGCAACAATTGATTTTGAACCGGGAGCTATAAATATACCTGGAACAGAAAATCATTTTGATAACCTTGCAGATATTTTACCTGACGATATTTTAGAACCAATTGGTAATGATATGGTCGGTGATTACATGGACTATAAAGCATCCAGAAAAGAATGGGAGCAAAGTTATCGTGATGGTCTAGATCTTTTAGGATTTAAATATCAAGATAGATCAGAACCGTTTCAAGGAGCAAGTGGTGCAACACACCCTGTTCTTGCAGAAGCAGTAACTCAGTTTCAAGCGCAAGCTTACAAAGAATTATTACCAGGTGATGGACCAGTAAGAACTCAAGTTGTTGGAGTACAAACACCAGCAAATGATCTTCAAGCACAACGTGTTGAAGATTACATGAATTATATTTTAATGGATAAGATGGAGGAATACGAACCAGAGTTCGATTCAATGTTATTTCATTTACCATTAGCAGGTTCAACATTTAAAAAAATTTATTACGATCAAACAATGGCAAGAGCAGTTTCAAAATTTGTTCCTGCCGACGAATTAGTTGTACCCTACACGGCTACCTCATTAGACGATGCAGAGTCAATTATTCACGTAGTGAAAACGCCAGAGAACGAATTGCGTAAGCAACAAGTTTCTGGTTTTTACCGAGATGTAGATTTAGGACCTCCAGGTAGGGTTGAAACAAACCCCGTTGTTAAAAAAGAACGAGACCTAGAAGGGACTAAAGCTACAGGTAAACCACAACCGATTTATACTTTACTTGAATGTCATGTTAATCTTGACCTTGAAGGTTTTGAGGAAACAGGTGCCGACGGTCAACCGACTGGTATCAAACTTCCTTACGTCGTAACTATCGACGAAAGTACCCGAACAGTTCTTTCTATCAGGAGGAACTATGCGCCCGATGATCCAAAGAAAAATAAAATCCAATACTTCGTCCACTTCAAATTTCTGCCAGGACTAGGATTTTATGGTTTTGGACTCATTCACATGATTGGCGGATTGAGCAGAACGGCAACGTCTGCTCTCCGTCAATTGCTAGATGCAGGAACGTTATCAAACTTACCAGCAGGTTTTAAACAAAGAGGAGTTAGAGTTCAAGACGAAGCTTCTCCAATACAACCAGGTGAGTTTAAAGATGTTGATGCACCGGGTGGATCATTACGAGATGCATTCTTTCCATTACCATACAAAGAACCTTCTCCAACATTATTAAATCTTTTAGGTATTGTTGTACAAGCAGGTCAAAGATTTGCAGCTATTGCTGACATGCAAGTTGGTGATGGTAACCAAGGTGCAGCTGTAGGAACTACAATTGCATTACTTGAAAGAGGTTCAAGAGTTATGTCTGCGATACACAAAAGATGTTACGCAGCTATGAAAAAAGAATTTAGATTACTTGCTAACATTGTATCAAAATATCTACCACCAGAATATCCATACGATGTAGTTGGTGGTGCGAGAACAATTAAACAATTAGATTTTGATGACAGGGTAGATATTATTCCTGTTGCAGATCCAAACATATTCTCAATGAGTCAAAGAATTACTTTAGCTCAAACAGAAATGCAGATTGCAACAGCAAATCCTGGTATGCATAACATGTATAATATTTACAGAAATATGTATGAAGCGATTGGTGTAAAAAATATTGATGCAATATTACCACCACCTCCACCAAATATGCCAAAAGATCCGGCTGTAGAAAATATTGATGCGTTAGGTAGTAAACCTTTTCAAGCTTTTCCTGGTCAAGACCACAGAGCTCACATAACTTCGCATTTAAATTTTATGGCAACTAACATGGTTAGAAATAATCCACCTGTTATGGCTGCATTACAAAAAAATATACTTGAACACATTAGTCTAATGGCTCAAGAGCAAGTTCAATTAGAGTTTAGAGAGCAATTACAACAGATGAAACAGTTAGAACAGATGGCACCTAGTAATCCACAGGCTGCAAATGACTTACAAGTCATGTCACAAGCTGTTGAAGCAAGAAAAGCTGTGTTGATTGCAGAGATGACAGAAGATTTTATGAAAGAAGAGAAGAAAATTACGTCTACTTTTGACAATGACCCTCTTCTAAAACTAAAATCACGTGAAGTTGACCTACGTGCAATGGAAAATCAACGTAAAAAAGAATACGATGATGAAAAAATCAACATAGACAAAGCAAAACTGGTTCAAGATAGAGATTTAACCGAAGATAAGCTAGAACAGAACGAAGAATTAGCAGAATTACGAGCTGATACGTCGTTAACTAAACAAGCTATGTCTCAGGCTGGCAAAATGCAGAACGATATGATGAAAATGGCCGATGTTAAGATCTTGAAAGGACCTAAAAGATAATATAAGGTAAAAACATTATGATGAACTATAAAAAAGCAAAGCAAATGTCTATCCCTAGCCAAAATGTGGAGTATGATCCAAGAAGTAAGGCTAACGTTAAAAGAGCAAGAAACGTTATTCCTACTGGAGACAAAGAAAAGGTTAGAGGTACAAAAAGAATGCTAGCTGACAAAAATAAAACAGCAACTTGGTATTAAATCATGTGGTTATCGGCAATTAAACTAGCCGTCTCTGCAGGAAGTAAGATTTATGCTAACAAGCAGAGAACTAAGATGGCTATGTCAGACGCACAGCTAATGCATGCTACTAAGATGGCCCAGGGTGAGGAAGCTTACCAGGGAAAACTGTTAGAAGCTCGGCAATCAGACTGGAAAGACGAGGCCGTTTTGATAATTCTCAGTTTGCCCGTGTTGGTGCTCGCTTGGGCAGTCGTATCGGACGATCCAAGTGCGATGGACAAAGTAAAATTGTTTTTTGAAATGTTCTCACAGCTCCCGTCATGGTTCACAAACTTGTGGATCCTTGTAGTTGCGAGTATTTATGGTATAAAGGGAACACAAATTTTTAGAAACGGAGCAAATAAAAATGGCAAATAACAGATTTAATAAACAGGTTTCACCTAAAGGTTACAAAGACGGTGGTTCAACACTACCAAAAGATCCTAATAAAAAAAGACCTAAAGCTTTGAGAGATTTAAACAAAGAGGGAGTAAGAAAATTTGAAGATTTACCAAAAAGTAAACAAAAAGTTTACAATAAAAAAATGAGAATAAAAAAACTTAAAAAAGCAGGTAAAACTATTGCTAAATCAATGGTTCCTGGATTAGGTGCTGCATCAGCAGCTAAAAAAATTTTAGAAAAAATGAAATCTAAAAAAACTTCTAAAAAAATGGGTGGTGCTAGCAAAAGAGGTACAGTAAATAGAAGACCAAAAAAAACTATAGAAGTCATAGAAACATAAGGAGATAAAATGGCAAATAGAAGATTTAACACACAAGTAGCACAGCCTAGAAAAGCTTTAGCTAAAGGTGGTAAAGCATTAAAACCTGTAGATAAGAAAAAAAATCCAGGTCTTTCTAAATTACCAAGTAAAGTTAGAAACAAAATGGGCTTTATGAAAAAAGGCGGAAGAGTCAAAAAAATGGGTGGCGGAATGTCTACTGCTAGAAAAGATATGATGGCAGGATACTACACACCGGACATGGGTATGAAAGGTGGCAAGATGTATAAAGATGGTGGCAAAGTTGGAAAAAAACAACAAGGCTACAAAGATAGAAAAGATGAGTCTATCGCTATGAGAATCAGAAAACCTAGAACTGCTAGACAGTTAAAAGATTCAAGAGATGAGTCTTACGGTAAGTTTGGTTCTAAAGCTAAAAAGTCTGGCAAAATAAATAAGTAATAACATGGCTATATTAAAAGGTGTTGGCGCAGCTATAAAAGGTTTTGGTAAAGCTTTACGAGGTAAAGGTAAAGTTTCACCAACTATTACATCTGTAAAACCTTCAGTTACTGTTAGAAAAAAAGGAATGAAAGCCAGTATTGAAAAAGCTAAAGGTGATGAGTATCATAAAAGAATTAAATCTTTAAATAAAGCAGAAGACAAAGTTAAGACTGGTAAAAAAATGATGCGTGAAGGTCAAAAAGAACGAAAGAATATGGTTGATACCGGAAGAGCTTTTCAATTTAGACATGGAAGCAGACATGTTGTTAAGCCTGGAGAAAATCCTAAAACAAAATACAAAGGACTTTTAAAAGGAGAAAAATAATGTGGAACTGGATAAAAAATTTATTTACACCACAAAAAGATCCTCATTTAGTTTTATATGAAGATCTTCCAGAACCTGAAATAAAAGTTCACAAACCAACTCATTGTTCTAGACATTTAAGATTTATGAAAAGTTGTTTAGCTTGTAAGGAAGCGATAGCATAATGAGAAAAGGTTTATACGCAAACATTGCAGCTAAAAAAGCTAGAATTAAAGCTGGTTCAGGTGAGAAGATGAGAAAAAAAGGTTCAAAAGGTTCACCAACTAAAGCAAACTTTGCACGAGCTGCACAAACAGCGAGGAAAAGATAATGGCTAAACTTTGTCCAAAAGGTAAAGCCGCAGCGAAGCGTAAATTCAAAGTGTACCCTTCGGCGTACGCAAACATGTACGCATCAGCAGTATGTTCAGGTAAAGTTACACCTGGTGGAAAAAAAAGACAAAAGAAAGCTGACGGAGGTTTTGTTGCTAAAGGTTGCGGTGCAATCATGAGTGACAGAGCAAAAAAAACAAGGATGGTCTAATGGCCGAAAAAGGTTTACGTTCATGGGTGAAGGAAAATTGGGTCGATATTGCAAACAAAAAATCGGATGGCTCATACCCGAAGTGTGGAAGAAGTGGTGGAGAAAAAAGAAAAAATTATCCAAAATGCGTGCCTATTGCAAAAGCAAGAGCGATGAGCAAAGGGCAACGTGCGGGTGCCGTAAAAAGAAAACAATCAAAAGCTAATCAAGGGCCAACTCCAGATAGAGCTGCAACATTTGCAAAAAGAAAAAAAGCTGCAGATGGTGGATCAATGAATTCAATGATGAGACAAGCTCAAAGAAATTATACAGGAAGCTATGTTTCAGGTGATCTAGGCGGTGTAAAAGTTGGAAACAAATCATATAAAAAATATTATTCAAACCCTGGCTTTAGGATGCCAAAAATATAATGAGAAGAGAGAATCCAATAGCTAGAAGTAAAAAGAACTACAGATCTACAAAGTCTGGAGCAGGCATGACTAAAGCCGGTGTCAAAGCCTATAGAAGAGCAAATCCCGGTTCTAAACTAAAAACAGCCGTGACTGGTAAAGTGAAGCCAGGATCAAAAGCTGCTAATCGCAGAAAATCTTACTGCGCAAGATCACTTGGACAATTAAAAAGGTCATCAGCAAAAACACGTAACGATCCTAATTCTCGAATCAGACAAGCACGGAGAAGATGGAAGTGTTAAATGCAATTAGAAACAGTACTAAATAAATTAATTAGATTTATTAGAGAAAGAACTGAAGCATTATCTATTAATGTAACATCAGGTGGTGTTGACAGTATGGAAAAATATCAGTATATTATAGGACAAATAAACGCCCTAGAGGCAACCAGACAGGAACTCTCTAACCTGCTAAACGATAAGGAGCAAAGTGAAAAAGGAACAGTCATCGATATTAACACCAAACAATGATTTAGTTGGTGTAAAAAAATCAAAATCAGAACCAAAATTACCAAAGCCAACTGGATGGAGAATGTTAGTTCTACCATTTAAGATGAAAGAAAAAACTAAAGGTGGTTTGCATTTAGCAGAAGCAACTTTAGAAAAACAACAAGTAGCATCACAAGTTGGATTAGTTATGGCTATGGGTCCACAGTGTTATAAAGATAAAGAAAGATATCCAGAGGGTCCGTGGTGTAAGACACAAGATTGGGTTATGTTTGCAAGATATGCAGGTAGCCGAATAAAGATTGAGGGTGGGGAGATGCGTCTGCTAAATGACGATGAAATTTTAGCAACAATTGAAAGTCCAGAGGACATATTGCATGAGTTTTAACAACATAGGAGGAAACTATGCCGGAAAATAATCCGATAAAAAAAGGAGATCCGAATGTGGAAATCGATACTTCAGGACCTGAAGTCGATGTAGCATTACCGGAAGAAAAAGTCGAAGACGTTGCTGAACAAGCAACTGAAGCGCCGAAACAAGAAACAGTAGAAACGAAACAAGAAGAAACAACAGAAGAACCAAAAAAATCGGACCAAGAATTAGAAGATTACAGTAAAGGTGTACAATCTCGTATTGCGAAATTAACTCGTAAGATGAGAGAAGCAGAAAGACGGGAACAAGCTGCTACTGAGTATGCAAAAGCTGTAGAAGAAAAAAGATTAGCATTAGAAAAACGTTTTGAAAAAACTGATGCTGATTACATGAAGAAATTTGAATCTAGTATATCTACAGGAATGGAAGCTGCACAAAAAGAACTTGCAGCAGCTATTGAAAGTGGAGATGCTCAGGCTCAAGTAGAAGCTAACAAAAGAATTGCAACTCTCGCTTTTGAGAATGCAAAACTCGCGACAGCTAAAGAAGGAAGAGAAGCTAAACTAACAACACAGGCCGAGAAACCTGTACAACTCTCCGATGGTCCAACCGAAATGCCATCAGAACCAGCACCAGATCCTAAAGCCGAAGATTGGGCTTCAAGGAATTCTTGGTTTGGACAAGACAGAGCTATGACTTACACAGCCTTTGAAATACACAAAGACTTAGTAAACGAAGGCTTTGATCCTAAATCTGATGACTACTACGCAGAGGTCGACAAAAGAATTAAAGTTGACTTTCCGCACAGGTTTGGTAATAATAGCGAAAAGCAATCGACCGCCCCTGTTCAGACAGTGGCTTCAGCTAATAGAAGCGTAAAGCCTGGTCGCAAAACTGTGAGACTCACATCATCACAGGTAGCAATAGCTAAAAAATTAGGTGTGCCACTCGAAGAATACGCAAAACAACTAAACACGAAGGAGGCGTAATGGAAACTAAAGACAATAAAACTTCTCGTGCGAACCAAACACGGTCAAAGTCTGAAAGACCAAAAGTGTGGGTTCCACCATCTTCTCTAGATGCACCCCCTGCACCTGATGGATTCAGGTATAGATGGATAAGAGCAGAAAGCGTCGGCTTTCAGGATACTAAAAACATAGCATCTCGTTTACGAGAAGGTTATGAATTAGTAAGAGCTGAAGAAGTCGAAAATGCATCTGACTATCCGGTCCTCGACGAGGGCAGATACAAGGGAGTGATTGGGGTCGGTGGCCTTTTGCTTGCAAAGGTAC